TTGATGTTGAATACCTGTTCTTAAAATTGAGAGCAAAGTCTGTTAATAATATTATTGATCTTGCCTATACAGATTATGAGGATGATGAGACATATAAATTTCAATTGGATGTGGAGGAAGTTAATATATCCTACAATCCAGATCACGATAACATTGTAAAGTTGTCAGATAATTCAGGGATTGTGATGAAATATCCATCGATGGATTTGATGAGTAAAGTTCTTGAGAACAACGATGTGGGCGGCTGGTTGTTCTTCATGATCAAAGGATGTATGGATCAGTATTTTGAAGACGACAAGATTGTTATGTTCAAAGATAGTAAACCAGAAGAGGTTGATGAGTTTGTCGACAGTCTACCAACAACGGTTATTAAACAATTTGAGACTTTCTTTGATACAATGCCAAGACTCTATCACAAACTGGAATATACCAATAAAAAAGGTACTGAAAGAGTTATAGAGTTAAGAACACTTGAAGATTTTTTTACATTGCGCTGAGCCACAACTCTCTTGAAAATTACTACCAAGTTATTTTTATTTTGGCTCAGCATCACAACTATTCAATATCAGATATTGAGAACATGATTGTTTTTGAAAGAGATTTGTATTTACAGTTACTATCAGACCATATAAAGAAACAACAGGAAACGATGAAGAATGGCAACTAGTCAAGATAGAGGTTTCATGGAGCAGTTACGTGAAATGCGTAACACACGTACGCAGCAACTCCGTCAAGGTAGTCAGCAGGCTGGTTTGTTGAATAAACAAATATCAGCTATTACTACTCTCAATAAAACCATGGATGCTGTACTTAGAGCTCAAAATGTAAACAACACGTCTTTGAGAGACTTCAACAAAAAACAAGATGCACTTATACGACAAAATAACAGTGTCACTCAAGGCATTCGTAATCTTTCTAGTACAATAGACAAATCAATCGGAAGTCTTGCAAAGTCTGTAACATCGACAAAGGCCAGTGAAGTAAAAGAAATAAAACAATCTAAGGGTGTTGTCAAAGAGGACAGTGGATCCTCAATGATGTCTTCTCTTCTGATGAAAGCACTTCCATTTGCTATAACCGGTGTGATCGGCAAAACAATGGTGTGGGATAATATGGATGAATCTGTTAAGAAGGGTCTGACAGATTCATTTGGCAATCTTGTAAAAAGTATTTTTGGTGGTATTGATACATCAGGTCTCAAAAAAGTAACAGATCCAATTACAAAAGAGTTTGGAATAGTGTTTGGTGCTCTGGGCGATACTGTTTCAGATTTAGCTAAAAGGTTGAAAGGTATATCAGACAATCTTGAAAGAGTTGTGAAGGGGATCAAAGGAGATAACGAGTCAACAAGTGCCCCTGGTAGACAAATGTCTATGGCTGAAAGAGAGATTAGAGCAGCGGGTTCAACTGGTAAAGTTATTGGTGAGGATGTATCTAAGGCTGTTTCTGCTACAAAGGATTTTATTGGTGGAAATACCGGTACAGCAATCAGCATTGCAAGCGGTGCTGTTCTTGCAACTGGAGCCTACGGTGCAGCTAAAAAACTTCTTGGAAGTGAACGTCAAGGAAACGAACGTCTTAAATCAGCTGATAAACCAGGCCTGGCCAGTTCAAAAGATATTTCAAGAATGCAAGACAGACTTTCAACTTTTCAAAAGAAACAAACAGTAAAGAAAAATATTAAGGAACTACTTGACAACAGGGTTATTAAAACAATTGAAAAAAATGGTGGACCTATTGTTGGAAAGTTTTTTGATTTGCTCAAGAAATTTCCAAGGCTTAGTGCTGTTGGTGTAGCAATTGAATTGGGTCTCACTTATATTGTACTATCATCGGTAGATGGCTTATTTGAAGCGAAAGAAATAACAGAAGAAGAAAGAGATGAGCTCAAGAGTTATTTTATAAAGCAGGCAGCTATTAGTGCTGCCGGTACCGCTATCGGTGGGGCGGGTGGGCTTGCTGCAGCAGGTTTCCTTGGAGTAGCTAGTGGTGGAATAGGTTTAGTAGCCGCTCCAGCAGCGGTAGCTCTTGGTGGGTATGGAGGCAAACAAATAGCTGATATGATTGGATCTCAATTCATTAATGTTCCTGATGTCCTAAAAGAACCAACAGATCGATTAGATTTTGCACAGCAAGGTAATGTAAGTAAGTTAAGAGATATTAACGATCCAAGAAGACTAGATAAAAACCCTCAAGGAGCAATGACTCCCACTGCCACGATGAGTGGTACACAACAAGTTAATTTAACTAGAAGCTTTATTGATTACATCAAAAAAACAGAAGGATTTCGAGCAAGACCTTATGGTGATTACAAACAACTTAGTATTGGATATGGGACAAAGGCAAACTCACCCGATGAGGTGATTGATGAAAAAGAAGCAGAAAAAAGAATGATTGAGAAGCTGACTGGTTTTCAAAAAACTGTTCTCAGTTATAACAACAAATATGGTTACAATTGGAACCAATCTCAGATCGATGCTCTTACTTCATTCACTTACAATACTGGCGAAGGTAATTTGAAAAAATTACTCGGTGATGGTAAGAGAAGCAATGAAGAGATTGCCGTAAAAATGAAAGAATATAACATAGCTGGCGGTGAGGTAAATCAAGGATTGGTTAAACGTAGAGAGGTTGAAATGTCGTTGTTTGCAGGAAATATGAATCTACCTTCTAATACACTTGCACATTCTTCTATGGATACCTTTTCTTCTTATGATGAGAACTATGCACGTAGAAAAAAAGAAGCCGAAGCTAATCAAAATGTTACTAGCAACTACTACGGAGGAGATGTAAAATCAGCGTTGGTTGATAACAAACCATCAGTATTGAGTGCATTTGCAAAGCAGTTCAGTGTGGAATCTTTTACATCTGACTTTGCTCAGAAAACAAAAGAACTAACCGATGTTGTCAATTCAATGTTTGCTGCGCAGACCCAACAAGCACCAACTGTGATGGCTGATAACTCCAACGTGACCAATATAATCAACAACTCTTCTGGAGGTTCAGGTGGTGGACCATCTATAAACCAAGTTGTATCTACTCATATGTCGAATATGAACTGGCAATTCAACTCAATGTCAGGTGGCGTCAGAGCATAAAAAAAGGGCCTACTGGCCCTTTCCTTTTTAGTCGTTCAATAATGCATTGAACTTTTCTAAATCCTCATCCTCGCCAGAATCCCACGGTGCTGATTCTTTCTTAGATGAAGGTGCGCTTGCTGTCTTTGACACTCTAGGTGCAGGAGCTTCGTCCTCATCCAAGTTAGTCAAAGATGCATTCTGCACTGCACGCTGTGCACTACCATCAAGTGCTAGTACACGGTAGAGCTTTTGCTTCAACTCATCGTAAGGCTTGAAGTGTTCTTCTTTCAAGAACTCTTGCAATGAATACTCAGACTTCCACAGCTTCTCCAAAGCTGCATCGTCATCCAATAGTGGCTCAGGCTTGTCGAACTCAGACTTGTCATAGTTACGATATCCTTCCACATTACGGATCTTCAACTTGAAGTTGGCGCCTGCCCACAAATCAAATGGGTTCACAGGATCCTCATCCTCAAACTCAGGATTCATAGCAGCATTCAACTTATCAAAGATTTTCTTACCGTACTTAAACAGGAAGACTTTACCTTCGTTTTCTGGATGTGCCTTATCACTAACAACCATAATATTGCTAATGAAGTTTAGTTTACGCTTTTGTTTACGTACTTGATCTTGATTTGCCTGAACACCAGTAGCCCATAGTTGGCTATTGTATTCGGAAACAGGATCTTGCTTACCGATTGTAGTAAGCGACTTTTCAATGTACCACTGACCGCCTGGACCTTTGAAACCGTGATCAAAGATACGAACGAACGGGACATCTTCACCATCAGGCGCTGGTAAGAACCTGATCACAGCAAATCCGTTACCGGACTTATCGACTTCTGGTTGCCAGAAACGATTATCATTCTCGCGAGGGCCACCTTCCGGTGTTGCGAGTTTGTTTACTTGCTGGGTGATTTTCTCGAGACTAGTCTTAGAAGACTTTTTGAGGTTTGCAAATGACATTATATGTACTCCTTGTATAAAACGTATTTAATGTATATTAACTTATCCACCTATTACATAA